GGTGCAGCGCAGTTTGTGCCAGTGGATCTGGTGGAGGAGGCGCAGGACAGGGCATCGGAACTGGACGAGGGAGCGGCGTTGACGCTGGGTGTTGATGTGGCGCGGTTTGGTGATGATCAGTCAGTGCTGTATTTCAGGCGGGGGAGGGATGGAAAGTCCATACCGACTATTAAATATAGAGGGGTGGATACCATGCAGTTGTCTTCCTATGTTGCGGAAGCTGCGGACAAGTACCAACCTGATTTGATCTTTGTGGATGGTGTAGGAGTTGGTGGGGCTGTGGTGGATCGATTGAAGCAGTTGGGATATAAGGTAGTGGATGTGAATGCGGGGTCCAAGGCCCAGGACACGCAGAAGTATTCGAATAAGAGAGCGGAGATGTGGGACCGGATGCGAGAGTGGTTGCTGGGTGGGTGTATTCCGATGGATCAGGAGTTGTATGACGATTTGATTGGTCCGGAGTACAGGTATGACAAGTCGAACCGAATTCTGTTGGAACGGAAGGATGAGATGAAGAAGCGGGGACTGGCAAGTCCTGATTGTGGAGATGCCTTGTCCCTGACATTTGCACAACCCGTGGCGAGGCATGATGTGCGTCATTCACGGCATGGGATGAAGCGGAGGGTTGCTCGTGATGTTGATTATGTTATCTTTAGCTGATAGAACAGGCAGTTATGAGGATTAGGCGTATCCGTGATGAGGCGGATGTCGAGCAGATGATTGAACTCGGAGCGAAGATGCACGCTGAGAGTCGGTATACGGATATCCCGTATGACAGAGCCAAGCTGGCGGAATATGGAAGAGCGGCTATCGAGAATCCTTTTACATGGGGAATCTTCATAGCCGAGGATGAAGCGGGTAAGGTCTATGCGATGATTGCGGGGTTCAAGGCTCCGTATTATTTCTCGTCTGATGCTTTCCAGGTAACTGATGCTTTTGTCTATGTGGATAAGAGTAAGCGTGGAGGGTTGGCCGCGGCGCGTTGTGTGAAGGCTTTGGAAGAGTGGGCAGGGAACGTAAAGGCGCATGAGCTTGTCTTTGGTATAAGCGCCGGAATCGATAATGAAGCGGCGGAACGATTGTACACAGGACTTGGGTACACCCGAGTTGGATTATTAATGCGAAAACAAGGAGCCTGATTATGGGGGGAGCAGTTCCAGCACCACCACCGATACCTGATGACCCGTCTCCTCCACCGGATCGGAATGAGGAAGAGGTAATGAGGGCTCAAAGGCTTGATCGCAGAAGGCGGTTACAGGAGTCGGGTAGAGCGGCTACTGTGCTGAACACCGGAGGCGCTAGCGGACTTGGGACGGTAGAAGAGTCTAATTTAGCCAAGAAAACATTGGGTTCTGGATGAAACAGGATATAGCGGATAGTATCATTCGGCGTGTAGAGCGCCTGACGGCAGGACGATCCACATTCGAAGCGCAATGGCAGGAAATTGCCGAAAGGGTAATTCCTCGTCAATCGGGTACGTTTCTTGCGCCTTCAACGGATTTTATGAATGGGGAGAAGCGAACAGAGAAGATGTTCGACTCCACGGCTGCATTGGGGTTGGAGAGATTCTCTGCTGCGATGGAGTCGATGCTGACTCCGAGGAACAGCAAGTGGCATCGGCTGCGGGCAACGGATGAGTATCTGAATCGGGATCGCCAAGTGGCGTTGTGGTTCGAAGACATCAACGATATCTTGTTTCAGTATCGGTACAGCCCACGGGCGAACTATGCATCTCAGCAGCATGAGATCTACATGTCGCTGGGTGCGTTCGGTACAGCGTGCATGTTCATTGATGAACTGGATACCTCTGGGTTGCGGTATCGGGCAGTGCATCTGGGTGAAGTGTTCTTCATGGAGAACCATCAGGGGCTGATTGATACATGTCACCGGAAGTTCCCCATGACTGCAAGACAGGCGGCTCAGAAGTGGGACGAGTCTCTCTTGCCAGATAATATTGTGAAGGCGTTGAATGAGAGTTCGGACAAGGAGTTTGAGTTCATTCATTGCGTGAAGCCGCGTGAAGAGATAGACGTTGCCAAAGCGGACTATCGGGGGATGCAGTACGCTTCATACTATGTGTCCATCGAGGGCAAGAAGTTGTTATCTGAGAGTGGATACCAGACATTCCCGTATGCCATATCGAGATATGTGACTGCGCCCGGTGAGGTGTATGGTCGGTCTCCAGCAATGCTGGCGTTACCCGCGATCAAGGTGTTGAACGAGCAGAAGAAGACGATGCTGAAACAGGGGCATCGTGTGGTTGATCCTGTTCTGTTGGCGCATGATGACGGGGTTGTGGACTCATTCAGTTTGAAACCGGGGTCGATCAACTATGGAGGTGTATCGGCGGATGGTCGAAGATTGATCCAGGAATTGCCTGTTGGGAATCTGGCTGCGGGTCAGGAACTGATGGACATGGAAAGGACCGTGATCAATGAAGCGTTTCTGGTGTCATTGTTTCAAATCCTCGTTGACTCTCCACAGATGACGGCAACGGAAGTGCTGGAGAGGGCAAGAGAGAAAGGGGCGCTGTTGTCTCCAACCATGGGACGGCAGCAGAGTGAGGCGCTGGGACCGATGATTGAGAGGGAGATTGATCTTCTTTCCAGGCAGGGGTTACTCCCTGATATGCCTCCTTTATTAATGGAAGCGGAAGGCGAGTTCTCGATTGAGTATGATTCTCCGTTATCCAGAGCGCAGAAGGCTGAAGAGGCTTCAGGCTTGTTCAGGACTATCGAGTTCGCTACTCAGTTTTCCAATGTTACGGGGGATCCATCTCCGTTCGATCACATTGATATTGATGAAGCGATGCCCGCTATTATGGGAATCAATGCTGTACCGGAACGCTGGAAACGGTCTGAGAAGGACATTGAAGCTGTCAGGCAACAACGGGCTGAACAGGCACAGGCACAGCAACTTTTGGATGCGGCCCCTAGTCTTGCTTCTGCGGCCAAAACGGCAGGTATAGGTGGATAAAAAGGTTGAGGAGTTTCTTGATGCCAGAAGCCAAGCGTACACACAGACATTCGATGGGCCTCATGGAGAAGTGGTGCTTGAAGATCTGTCCAAGTTCTGTAGGGCGCATCAATCGACATCCCACGCCAATCCTTACATGTCAGCAAGGCTGGATGGGCGAAGAGAGGTTTGGTTAAGGATACAGCAGCATTGCAATCTGGATAGGGAGCTACTCTGGAAACTCTTTGTGTAAAGAAAGCCCCCTGTCCGGAGGACGGAGCAGAGGGCTAATCACCAGAGGAGGTGTCACTTGAATAGATATTTACGAGGTAAATTGATACTATCTCAACATGATTGGAAAAGTCAAATATGAGTGAAGAGAACAGCATCGAGGTAGAACAAGCGCCAGCGCCAGCCCCAGTCCAGGAGAAGTCTCAATGGACCGATGGATTCAGTGAGGATATGGTCGGACTTGTGCAGAACAAGGGGTGGTCATCTCCGAGTGATGTGGTGAGTTCATACCAGAATGCGGAGAAGCTCATTGGTGTACCGGAAGAGCGTGTTTTGAAGCTTCCTGAGAAGCCTGATGACTCTGAGGCTTGGGACAAGGTGTACAGCAAACTGGGTAGACCAGAGGATTCAAAAGACTATAGTTTGGAGATTCCGGAGGGTGGATTGAATGACCCAATGGCTGATTGGGCCAGAACTTCGTTTCATAAAGCAGGGCTTACTGATAGACAGGCTAACCTTCTTTCCAAGGATTGGAACGAACACATGAAGGGAGTGGCTTCAACAAATCAGGAAGACTTGGCTGCGAAAGCGCAAGAACAGGATAAAGCTCTGAAGAAGGAGTGGGGCGCTGCGTATGATTCTAATGTAAAGATCGCGCAGAAAGCATCGAGAGAGTTCAGTCTGGATGCGGATTCGATTGACAGAATCGAGAATGCGCTGGGGTATTCTGAAGTGATGAAACTTATGCACAATGTTGGGGCCAAACTGGGAGAGGATACTTTTGCAACAGGAGATACCTCTGCGAATGTATTCGGCGCGATGACTCCTGCTCAAGCGAATCATGCTCTTGCGGATCTTATGCTGGACAAGGAATTTATGGAAGCGTGGATGGATAATCAGCATCCGGGACACAAGGAGGCTGTGGCTCGTAAATCCAGATTGACTGGGTGGGCGTATCCGGAAGTAGTGAATGGATGATCTGGAAGCAAGAGTCCGGTGTCTGGAAGCAGCAGTGCAGATTACTGCCAGACAGGTAGTTCATGATCCAGATGTTGTAATGGATATAGCGAATCGATTTTACGGTTCATTGATTTCATCTTCTGTAGGGGCCAGAAAGCCCTCCAGGAGGAAGAAAGACACAGATAACCTGTCAACTCTGTTGAGTTGATTGGCCTGGAAAGACACACTGGATAGACAGTGCGCGGCCCCTCCTTGAGGACAAGCCAGGAAGAGAGTGATGCCTGAAAGACACTCGCTTTTTGTGTTTAATCTAAAGGGAGCAAACCATGTCCTTTCAAGTGAATACTGCCTTTGTGCAGGATTACAAGAACACCGTGTCGCTGCTTTTGCAGCAACGGGGTTCGAAGCTTCGTGGTGCGGTGACGCAAGACGGCTTTACGGGTAAATCCGGTAAGGCTGTTGAGCAGATCGGCGCGGTCAACGCGCAAAAACGCACTTCTCGTCACGGTGATACACCTCTTATCTCCACCCCGCATGATGCTCGTTGGGTCTTCCCAACGGATTATGAGTGGGCGGATCTGATCGATGATCAGGATAAGCTGCGTATGATCGTTGACCCAACCTCACCTTATGCAGTCAATC